TCAGCTCGCTGAGCCGGCCGCGGTGATCGGCACCACGTTCGAGGCCCCGGCACCGGCCGCCAGGAGGTCCAGAGCGTCGAGAACCGGCTGCTCGCGGTCTGGCATGAGGTGGCCGTAGGTGTCGATCAGGGTGGCCACCGACTCGTGGCCGGCCCACCGCTTCAGCTGGGCCAGATCGGCGCCGGCCTGGATCCACATCGACACAGCGGTGTGCCGGAGGTCGTGGATCCGCAGCCCGTCGTAGATGGTGCGCTTCGGCTTCGCCTCGGTCGGCGCCGGGACCCGCTTCCCGAGCCCGGCTGCGATGGTGGCCGGCTGCCACACCCGGGGGTGGAACAGCGACCGCCGGATGCCGCCGCCGTCGGGCGCGGCGAACACCAGGTCATCGGCCTCGAGGTGGTCGACGTGGGCTGCGAGCTCGTCGACCACGTGAGCGGGCAGCGGCACGCTCCGCCGGGCCGCGCCGGTCTTGCCGTACGCCTGGTGCACGAGCTGGCCCTGCACTTCGCCGATGGTCTCGACCACCTCGAGGCGCCGGCTGGCGATGTCGACTGACCGGGCCCGCAGTCCGCACAGCTCGCCGAGGCGCAGCCCAGACCAGCCGGCGGTGAGGATCATCACCCGGTATCGCTCGTCGACGACGTCGACGAGCCGGGTGAGCTCGGCGGGGGTGCAGAACCGGGCCTCGCTGGTGGCCACCTTCGGCAGCCCTCGGAGACGGTCGGCCGGGTTGGAGGTGATCACCCGGTCCTCGACGGCCACCTGCAGCGCCTGGCGGACGAGCTGGACCGCCTTGCGCACCGACCGGGGCGCCATCCCGCCGGCGACCATGCCGGCCACCCAGGAGCGCAGCATCGGCCGGTCGATCGCCGCCAGGGGCACCGACCCGAGCGCGGGCTCGATGTGGATCCGCCAGTAGACGTCGTTGCGGGCCTCCGTCGACGCCCGGAGGTCCGAGCGGGTGTCGTACCACCGGGCCCACCAGTCGCTGAGGAGCACTTTCCCGGCGGCCGGGTCGACGTAGGCGCCGGCGCGGAGCTGGTGCTCGACCGAGGTCCGCCACTCGTCGGCCTCGGTCTTCCGCCGGAACGACCGGGTCTTCTGCGGGCCGCCCGGGTACTCCCGCCACCGCACCCGCCACGTCCCGTTGGGCCGCTTGTCGATGCTCGCCATCGGTCAACCTCCGCTCGCTGGTGGCCACCGACGGTACCGCCATCGGGTGACACCGTCGCCGCAGGCCGTTCTCCTTGATGTCCGCTGGTAGCGGCCGACAGGCCAGACTGTGACCATGCACACCATGGCCGGCGGGCACCCCGATGCTGCTGCCGACGCGGCGATCGCCGTCCCGATGAAGCGGGCGGCGGAGATCATCGGCGTGTCCCGGTCCCGGCTCCGGAACTGGCGCAACATGGAGTTGGTGGCGCCCTCCGCTGTGGTCGATGTGTGGGACCAGGATCGCTGGTTCTACGGGTTGTCCGAGCTCGCTGCGGGCCGGGTGGCCAAGGTGATCGAGGACGCTGGCGTCGACATCCGCCGGCTGGCGAACCAGGTTCACGCCTACCGGTCGCCCGATCACCCCAACCCGCTGGTCAGCTACCACTGGGGGGTGGACCGTCAGGCCCGCAAGGTGTTCGGGTCGGAGGATGGCGTGCACTACATGGGCGACGGAGACCATCACGATCAGTACGTGGGCTTGGCCGTCATCGACTTGGCGGAGATCACCGCTGAGGTCCGGGCGGCGGCGACCGAGCGCCGTGGTGCTCCTGGCCATGTGTCCAAGGACCGCGGCAAGTTTCGGTCGAAGCAGGTGTTCTCTGGCACCCGGGTTCGTGTGGCGGCGGTGATGAGCTGGATCGAGTACGGCGCTGATGATGCCCGCATCCTCGAGGCGTACCCGGCTCTCTCGGCGGAGGACATCTTGTGGGCCCGCCGGGAGTGTGCAGGCCGAGCGGGCTGACCGCCGTTGCGGTTCGTGCTCGACAGTGACGTGGACGAGGGAGGGTGTCGCCGCTCGCTCATCGCCGCAGGGCATGAGGTGCTGACGGCCCGCGCTGCTGGGGTCCATGATGAGGACCCGGATGTGACGGCCTACGCCGTGGCCAAGTCCGCTGTGGTGGTGACCTGCGACAAGGAGTTCACGGCCCGCCATCGCGAGCATCCCGAGGGGCGCCACGTTCGGTTGAAGTGCGCCGACCCGGCGGCTGAGCGCGTGCTGGCCAAGGCGCTTCCGGTGATCGTTCCGATCCTCGAGCGGTACACCTTGTTGACGATGACGGTCTCGGCCGTGAAGGTCAGGGTGTTCTACGCCCCACCAAATGGCGGCATGCAGGAGATCGCGCTCGACCTGGTCTAGGCGCGAGTAGGTCCGGTCTGAGGTGCCTCAGGTGTCCCAGATGGGACACCTGAGCCGGGGGTGGTCCTCCAGCACGTCGACCGGCACATCGAAGTGCTCAGCGACAGCCCACAGCTCGATCGGCTCGAGTTCGGCGCATCGCAGCGGGTGAGGGCGGCGGTTCACGCCTCGGGCTGTTCCCCGGCAGACCATGGCCCGACCCGACCAGTGCCGCACCAGTTCACCTGGCCAGGCGGCACAGATGAGACACCTGGCTTGAGGACCTGGAGGGCGGCGGCCGCAACCTCGACGGTGACGTCGAACTCGTGAGCGACGAGCTCGGCCGTCACCGGCTCGATCTCAGCCCGCTTGTTCACCCAGCGGGCAAGGTCGTCTGCCGGCAGTAGCCACTCGGCAACTCGCACCCGGGCCATGTGCTCGATGCGCTGCATGGTGCCCTCGGTAGCGGGCGGGGTGACCACGCCGAGCTCGTCGTGCACGAGCTCGTGGGCGAGCGCACACCGGCGTTCGACTTGGTCGAGGGACGGGGACAGGAGGATCACGGCCTGGTCGCCGAGGCGCCCGTAGACGGCGCCACCGGTGAGGTCGGCGATCGGGTCGAACCGGAGCTCGATGTGCTCTCGGTCCCGTAGTTCCCGCCATGGCCACGCTCTCCCCACGGCCAGGACGGTACCCAGGGGGTGTGACGAAGTGGCCCCCGGCTCAGGCCAGGTCGTGGCAATCGTGGTCGAGGCCGGGCTCGTACCCGAGCTGCTCGAGCTCGATCAGCGCTTCACGGATCAGCGGCTCGTGCTCGGCCAGGTCCACCTCGACGGTGCCAGGGGCAGGGTCGAGTGGGTTCACAGCGGGTCTTCGAACTGGGTGCGGGTCCCGTCGGGGGCGACCCGGCCGACGTGTTGGGTCCACCGGCCGCCGTCGTACCAGCGGGAGTCGAACCGGCCGAGCGGGTCAGGGTGCCAGCCCGCCTCGTCTGGCTGGCGCTCGATCCGGTCGAGCGTGGATGGCTCGGGCTTCTTCGCCGACACCAGGGCGATGATCCACCCGATCGGCCCGAACAGCATCCCGACGAAGAACCCCGGCCCCGCCCCGATCGTCCGGTTCGATCCGATGGCCATGCCGATCAGGCCTGAGAAGACCATGCCCACGATGTAGGGCCCGAACTCCGCCATGGCTCAGCCCCAGCTCTCGTAGACGACGGCGACGAACAGGAACACGAGCACGAGGATCAGTCCGGCTCCGGCGATCTGCCCGATCGAGATCCGGGTCTTCACGTCCCGGCCGCAGTGGCGGCACACCTTGGCTTCAGCCTGGATATCCTCAGCGCAGTGAGGGCACTTCACCAACAGGTCCACCGCGATTCCCTCCCCGATGGTTCGCCGCCCGCCGTTCGGACGATCGCAAGACCGTAGAGGCTCCGACGGGCGGCCGTCACCTGTTCTTGCCGTCCAGCAGCCCCCGGATGAAGTCCTCTACCTTTGCGCGGTCCTCGGGGCTGAGTTCGCCAGCCAGGGCGGCTAGGCCCACGTCACCGCCGGGTGTGGCCTCGGGTGCATCCGGCGCCGGAGCGTCTGCGGCCCCCACCAGCACCTTCTGAGCGTCGCCGGCTGTGAGCCCGAGCGCGTGGTCCACGCCCTCAAGGCTCCGGCTCTCCATTCGGCCGTGCAGTTGTCGAGCTCCCTCGAGGATCGACCACACCGCAAGGCTGATCCGCCCGCCCGACGCTGCCGCAGCCTCGGCCTGGGTCAGCCCGAGTACCTCGCGGCGGGCACGGACGAACTCCGCCAGATGAAGCCACTGGTCGGGGGTTGCGTGGATGTACGACCTCGGCGGCACGCCGTCGATCCTTCCAGAAATGCCCAGCAATGCCTAGCAACGCCCCGCAATACGACAGGGCTGTAGTTCTGATCACACCGCTGTCGTTCCCCAGCTAGCGGGACCATTGCGGGCCATAGCTGCACCGGACGATGGGTATTGCAATGCATTGCAAGGTGCGCGATAGTGCCTCGCATGGAGATCAACCCCGTGGCGCTGCGCACGATCCGGCAGCGGTCCGGCCTCACGGTCACGGCGCTCGCTGAGGCCGCTGGGATCAAGCAGGCGCACCTGTCGAACATCGAGTCGGGTCGTCGGAAGGCGAGCCCTGAGGTGGTCATCGCTCTGGCCGAGGCGCTGCGCATCGAGCTGCCAGCGATCCTCGCTGTGCCGGCGAGCACGGCAGCGAGGGCGGCGTCGTGAGCGGGGGAGAGCTGCCGGCCGGGCTGGATGCCCGGCGGTTGCTGACCACGGATCAGGCGGCTCTGTACCTGGGGGTGGCGGCGTCGTCGTTGAAGACGTACCGGACCCGGGGCGGCGGGCCGGTGGCCACCCGGGTGGGCCGTCGCACGGTCCGCTACCGGGTGGCGGATCTGGATGCCTGGACGGTGGCTGAGGCACGGACGCCGGCGCCGGCCGAGCGCCGCCCCGGTGGCCAGCCGGGTGCGTTGCGGAGCGCGTCGTGACCCGCGAGTTGGTGGTGCTCCACAACGGCCAGTTCGGCATCGTCACCGCGGGCGTCCAGTCGATCGACTCGGGGACCCGGGAGCGCCGGGACCGGATCCGGGCCGGCTGGTTGGCGTGCGGCTGGGAGTGGCCGACACTGCCGGACAGCTCGGACCCGGTGCCGTTCGCTGCGCCGTCGTGGACGCTGCTCGATCTGGCGGTGGCTGCTGCGCTGCTGATCGCTGACCGGTACCTGCCGGACCCGCACCCCGAGGCTCGGTTCTGCGGTGTGGTGAACCTGGACGGCCGGGTCTTCGACGGGGTGGTCTGGGTCGGCGGTGACCGGCCCTGGGACGCGGACGGTTCGGCCCGGGTGGTCCGCCATCTGTCCGATCTGCCTGACGCTCTGGCGTGGGCCACGCCGGGCGCCCCGTTCGGGCGGTGTGTGGGCGACCCCCAGGTGGAGATCGTGCCGGCGCCGGGTGGTGCCTGGTGAGCGGCTGCGTGGGTGTCGGGGTGCTGGTCGTGCAGCTACCAGAGGTTGACGGAGCCGCGCACGGCGCGACCTCCGCTGGTTCCGTCAGCGCAGACCACGAGTGCGGTTGCGGGTTCGGCACCGGGCAGCACGACGACCTGGCCGCCCGAGGCCATCGCTTGGCCGATGTGCTCGAGCAGGTCGGTCAGCTTCTCGGGTGCTGTAGGCGGCTCGGTCAGGCCGTTGCCGTAGACGTCGTTGGCGTCCCAGGCCCACAGGTGGACAGCGGTGGTGACGCTGCTGGTGGTCATGTTGTTGCTCCTTCGCGAGCGGATTCGGTGGTGACACCGACCGTACGCAGGGGGGGTGACAGCCAGGCGTTGGCCGGCGGGTGCGGATTTGGTGGTACAGCTCCTCCCCGCCGGCCAGCGGTTACCCGAGCGACGTTGAAGGTCATCCCGGGTTCGACCGGCCCGATCCTGGGGGCCGGGTCGTGATGGCGGTGGCCGAGGTGGTGTTGGCCGTGAGCGTGGCGGTGCTGGCCCTGTCGGTGCTGCTGGTGCTGGGCGGGTTCTGCCGGGAGCTGGATGACGAACAGCGGGGTGAGTCGTGACACAGCGGATCGTGGTGGACCGTGACCTCGCGGAGCGGCTGATCGTGGACTCGTTCGTGGCAGCCGCAACCGATGGCGGGGCACTGGTGTCGTCGGAGGAGCGGCGGGCGTTGCAGGCGCTGGTCCGGGAGGCGAAGCGCCTCGAGGTCGCCATGGCCGATCGGCCGCCGTGACCGCCACCAGGTTGGTCCGGGCATCCGGGTCGCTCCATCAGCCAGTGCACCTCTCCCCTGTGGTGGCTGGTGGGGCGTCCCGGGTGAGGCCCGGGCCGTGAGCAGGTGCTCCGGGTCGCTCCGGGGCCAGGGCTTCATCCCCCTGTGCTTCCTGCTTGCTCGGTGGCGCCGAGCCGAGAGGTCTCACCCGGGCCTGTTCAGACCCCCGCCCCGCCCGGGGCGGGGGTGTTGCGAGCGATGAACAAGAAGGAGGGCTGCGTGATGGTGCAGACGATTGAAGAGCTGGCTGAGGCCGCTCTGTTGGAGATGGACGAGGCGACCCGCCAGTGGGCCGGGGAGATCGCTGACCTGCTGGCCTCGGTGGCCGGCCCCGCCGACCCTGCCGACCTCGGCATGGCGGCCGGGGGTGAGGCGGGGGCCGAGGGCGGCGCCCCGCCGGCGGACGGCCCTGTCGGACCGTGCTGGTCGGACGAGGGCCGGGTGAACGCTGAGGTGATCTACCGGTGGATCCACGGCGAGACCGTGCAGGGCCCGGACCTGGCGGCAGAGCTGCGCTACTGGCTGGACTTCCTCGGTTGCGAACTGCCGACGACCGACCCAGAGGACATCCAGTGCGAGAGCTGCGCTGAGTGGAAGCGGTGGGGTAAGGGTCAGGCTGAGACCGCGCTGTCCCTGGCCGATGAACTGCGTGACGCCCGGGCTGGGCTGCCGGATGTGCCGGCCGGCCACGATCTGGTGGTGCTGCCGCGTTGCTGGGCGGACAGCATGGCTGAGCTCACCGGCTCCCTGGCTGATGCCGCTCGTGACGCGATCACCCGCCGTCACCTGGCGGTGCCGGGGACCGAGCGGGTTCCGGCGATGGATGCGCTGCGGCGGGATGCCCTGTGCGAGTGCTGTGTGCCGCCGGTCGGGTTCGAGATCGAGTGCATCGGCATCCAGAGCGGACCCGGGGCCTTCGTCGTTCTCGCGACGCCGGCCGACCACGGGCACCACGTCACTGTCGCCTCTGACGGCACCGTGGAAGTGCAGGTGGAGCGGTGGTGACCGGCCCGGCCCCGCTGCCGGTGGCATGCGTGGAGATCGACCTGGTGTTCTCCGAGCCGTCGCCCGGCAGCGACGACCAGGCGTGGAGGTTCCACCTTGCCGAGCGGTGGTTCCGCGCGGTCCAGCGCCGCCAGGTGATCTTCGACACCGCCCACGCTGGTGAGTGGAACACCGAGTTGATGCTGCGCTTCGAGTTGGAGTGTGCGGTCGCCCACCTCTGCGAGGTCCAGGTGGTGGCGCTCACCGTGACCCAGGAGGAGGCCGAGCCCGACCGGGCGCTGGTCAGGTGGTACGAGTCGCTGCCCGAGGAGATCGACCTGGGCATCGACGTGATGGTCGACGTGTTCGAGACGATGCCGCCCGAGCGGGCGGAGGCCGCGCGCGCGGCCGCCAAGGCCTCGGCCGAGAGCTTCCGGGCCTTCCTCACGGAGCGTGCACGGTGAGCGGCGCCGGTGAGCGGGCCCCGGAAGTGACGTTGTTGGCTGAGTCGTTGGCCGGCGATGTGGTCACGGCTGCGATGGTCGACCGCCTTGAGGTGGTGCGGTCGGTGTTGTCGGCGTGGCTGGCGACGGAGGCCCGGCTGCGGGTGTTGATCGCGATCTACCACCTGGACGGCGACCCGGCCGCGGTGCGTGAGTCGACGCTGGACTCGTTCTCCGACCATCTGGAGGTGTTGATCTCGGCGGTGTCGTCGGTGATCGATGCTGCCGCTGACCTGTCGGGGGTGCCGTCGGTGGCCGCGGCGTCGGGGGTCGGGTCGTGAGCGCCCGGTTCCCGGTTGGCCCGCTGGCCGACCGCCTCGGGGCAGCGCCGCGGACCGTGTTGGCCGAGCTGGGTTGCACGCCGGCGGTGGTCCGCACCTACCGGGAGCGGGGCATCGCCGCAGCCGCTGCGGCCCGTCTGGCTGCCGAGGTGGGCTGCACGCCCGAGCAGCTGTGGCCCACCTGGGTCGAGGACCTGGCCGCGGCTGAGGCCGACCGTCGCCGCCGCACGGCCACCGACCCGGCAGCGGTGGGTGCGGGTCTGGCCCTGGTGCTGCACCGGATCCGCGCTCATCAGGGCGACTCGCCGCTGTCTGGGACTGCGTGATGGCTGGCCGCGCCCGTGATGTGCGCTACGGCCGCCGGGGCGGCCGTTGGGCTGACGCCGATGACGAGCCCGGTTCGGATGCTCTGCACCGGGTGCGCCTGGCCCAGATCGAGTCGTGGCCGTGGGGTGACCCGGACCAGGACAGCGGGTGGGGTCTGGCGTGGTGGCTCGAGCGTGCCGTCCAGGCGGATCTGCGGTTCCGGACGAACCAGGTGTTGTCGCTGGTCGACAACCGGGCCCTCGCTGTGCGTGACGCCTACCGCCGGTCGAAGCGGTTCAAGACCGGCGCCGATGACCGTCACAAGGACCAGGTCGCATGAGCCCCGCCCGCGAGGTGCACGTGCCGGTGGGGGTGGCGGGCTGGCCCACCGTGTTGGGCGGCACCGGCATGACGCTCACCGTCGGCAGCCGCCACCCGAGCCCGTTCATCGGCATGGATGCACGGGTCACCGCGTTCTGGGCAGCGATGACGGCTGCCGGGTGGGACCGGGCGTTCGTCGAGGACGTTCTCCGCCAGGCCGTCAACGGCTACCTGGGTAGGGACCCGGTCGACACGATCCCCGAACGAGACCACCGTGGCCACCTGCTGTGGCTGCACCGGTCCGGCACCCGCGGAGCAGGCCAGTGACCGCCGTGGTGCACCTGACGGGTGCGACGGTGTTCGTGGGCACGGTGATGCGGCAGCGCTGCGCCTGGTGCGGGGCGCTGCTCATCGACGATGACCTGGCGACCATGCAGGTGGCGGTGGTGGCCGGTGAGGAACCACGGCCGCCTTCGGGGTTCGAGGACAACACGTTCGTCGCGGTGGAGGGCGATGACCGGTCCACGAAGGTCATGTGGGCGGTCCCGCCACCACCAGACCGCCGCCTTCCTGAGGGTGCGTGCGCTGCTCTGGACCCGGCGGTGACCCGGTGACCGCCGTGGTGCAGCCGCCGGGCCAGTTGCAGATGTTCCCACCGGCGCCGGTGAAGGCCCGTCCGCCGTGGCGGATCCATGACGCCCACGGCCATGTGCTGGGCCCTGCCCACAACCTCACGGTGGCCACCGCTGTCGCTGTCCAGGTTGCTGCTGATGCCGGCGAGGCGTGGCTGGTCGCTGGCGACGGCTCGGCATGCCACCTCACCGCTGACGGCGCCGTCACCCCGACCGACGGCTGGCCTCGCACGGTCGCCGTGATCGCTCAACGAGTCACCACCCCCTCAACCCATGGAGTCCCCACATGACCACCAAGACCACCCCCAACCCCAAGACCACCCAGGTGGCCGCGCCAGCGGCGGTGCTGGTGATGTTGCCGCTCGACGAGCTGGCCCCCCACCCCGACAACGTGCGCCGCAGCGTCGGCGACGTGTCCGAGCTGGCGAAGTCGATCGCCGGCACCGGAGTACTCGAACCGCTGCTCGTGCTCCCCGCCGGCGATGACGGCCGCCACCTGGTGGTGGCCGGCCACCGCCGCCTCGCCGCGGCCCGCAAGGCCAAGGTCGACACGGTGCCGGCGATCGTCCGGGACCTCACCCCCGCTGAGGTGATCGAGGCGATGCTGGTCGAGAACCTGCAACGAGCCGAGATCACCCCGGTCGAGGAGGCCCGCGCCTACGGCCGCCTGGTCGAGCTCGACACCAAGGTGAGCGACATCGCCCGCAAGGTCGGCCGGTCCCAGCCGCACGTGAAGGGCCGCCTCGACCTGCTGGCCCTTCCGGACCCGGTCCTCGACCTGGTCGAGGCCGGCGACGTCACCCTGTCGGAGGCCTCCGAGCTCGTGAAGCTCTGCGCCGACCACCCCGCCGCCTACGACCTGCTCACCGCCACCCCGGACCGGTCGCCGTGGCAGATCCGCCGCCAGATCGACGAGGAGGCGAAGGCTGCGCTGCTGGCCGAGGAACGGGCGAAGCTCGCCAAGGCCGGCCTGACCGAGTTCGACAAGGCGAACTGGTGGCAGGGCTGGAAACTCGAGCTCAACAAGCCCCAGGAGGTCGCGAAGCTCGAGCTGGGCAAGGCCGGCTCCAAGCACCGGCTCGAACCGTGCCACGCGGTCCGCCTGCAGATGCTCGGCTCGTCCGATGGCTGGCGGGTGGAACGGACCACGATCTGCACCGCCCCGAAGCGCCACACCACCCTCGGTGCAGCCAAGGACCGGTCCGAGCTGCAGGCCGACCCGGCCCTGTACGCCACGGCCGACAGCGCCAGCCCCGGTGCCGGGTCGGCTGCGGGGCGGGTGGACCAGGCGTGGGAGTCGGCGTTCAAGGTCCGCCAGGAGGCGCTGGCGGCCCGCCGGGCGTTCGCCGGCAAGCTGATCCGCACCAGCCGGCTCCCGGCTCTGGACCCGTTCGCCGCCGCCCAGATCGTCGCCAGCGCCGCCGAGATCGACTGGCCGGAGTTCAGCGAGATCTACCTGGTGGCGACCGGCATCGACATCACCAGCGGAGACCCCGATGACGGGTTGGAGGCCGCGGCGGCCGACTGGTGGTCGGGCCCGGCGGATCCCGTGGCGGCCCAGGCAGCGGCCTGGGCCGCACTGCTGGCCGCTGGGCTCGACAGCCAGGGGCTGCTCGGCCCCGACGACGATCTGGCCTGGCAGGTGTTCGACCTGCTGGCCGGCCACGGCTACGAGCCCGGCCCTTGGGAACTGGACCGCCAGGCCGCCCGCACCGAGCTCCTCACCAACCGCGCCCGCACCACCACGGCCACCGACGACGAGCCGGCCGATGAGACGCCGATCGACGTCGACGAGCTCGGCCTGTCCGACGACCTGGCCGAGCTGCTCATCACCCACGCCCCCGCCGGCGAGGTGATCCTGCCGTCGTCGTCGGAACTGGCCGGCGACCTGACGGCCCGGGGCTGGGCGACCATCAACGACGACCGCGACGAGGGCCCCGGCCTCACGGTGTACATCCTGACCGCCTACGCCCGCCGGGTCGCTGCGGCGCTGGCTGTGGCCGAAGCCGGGGTGTGACCGGTGCGGCTGGTTCCACCTCAAGAGTGGGGAGACCGCGGCGCCTGTGTGGGCCGCATCCCCGCCGAGGTGTTCTTCCCGGTCACCCAGGAAGAGCAGTTCGACGCGCTCGAGGTGGTCCGGCCGACCTGCCTTGCCTGCCCCGTCTACCGGGAGTGCCACGCGTGGGCGCTCGCCGCCGAGACCGAAGGGATCTGGGCCGCGACCACCCCGCGGATGCGCCGCCGGCTGCGCCGGGCCCGGAACCTGCCGAACCCGTCCCCCTCCACCGCCGCCGACCTGGCCGCGGCGTACACCGAAAGCACCGCATCGTGACCGACACCCTCACCCACACTGCCCGCCGTGCCGACGTCGAGACCTGGCTCGACTCCCTCGGTGCCCGCTGGATCTTCGACCCCGACCTGGTGCTCGCCAAGGTCGACCAGGACGGCTCGCTGGCCAACCAGGCCCGCCGCATCCCGCTCAACGACTCGGTGGTCGAGCGGTACGCGCTCGACATGGCCCGCGGCGACGTGTTCCCGCCGCTGCTGGTCCACGACACCGACCCGCCGCTCCTGCTGGGAGGGAACCACCGCTACGCCGCCCACCTCACCGTCGGCAACACCACCGCCCCCGCCTACCTCATCAAGGCCAAGCCCCAGACCCTGCACCGGCTCCGCTTCGAGGACAACGCCCGCCACGGCCTCCCGCCGACCGCTCAGGAACGCATCGATCACGCCGTCGGCCTGGTCCGCCTCGGCATGTCCCAGCACACCGCCGCCGCGGTCGCCGGGCTCCCACAGCCGAAGCTGTCGATCGCTCTCGCCGTGGCGGACATGACCGACCGGGCCGCCCGCCTGGGCGTGAACCCCCGCATCAACGCCCTGCCCGACTCCACCCGCTACTCGCTGGCCCGCTGCGCCCACGACAAGGTGTTCACCGAGCTCGCCGCCCTCACGATCGACGCCGGCCTCCCCAAGGCGGTCGTGGACGACCTCGTGAAGGCCGCGAACGCCACCGAACCGGTCGAAGCGCTCCGCATCGTCGCCGTCGCGGCCGAAGACCACGCGGAGCGGGCCCGGGACATGGCCGGCAACGTCCGCCGGTCGTCACGCACCGCCCGGGCCACCCTCGAGACCAGCCTGGCGGTGATCCGGGGCCTCGACCCCGCCGAGGTCTACGCGTCGTGCCCGAACGACGACGTCCGGGCCGTGCTGGCCCAGCGGATCCTCGACGCCGCCAAGATCCTGCAACGCTCCCACGCCCTCCTGGTCCGCAAGGACGGCGACCAGTGAGCCCCGCCGCCGAGCAGCAGCCGACCGCAACCGTCTCGGCACCGTTCCGGGCCGCGTGGCCGGGCTGGTGCGATGCCTGCAGCAGGCCGATCGTTGCCGGCCAACTGATCCGCACGACCCCGACCGGCGCACTCCACGACGGGTGCACACCGTGGAAGCCGGCGTTCTGATGGCCCGCCGCATGTCGGTCTCCATGACCCTCGACGCCGTCCGGGCCCGGACGAAGACCGTGACCCGTCGCCACGTCGACACCTGGCGGAGCCTCCAGCCCGGCGACCGGCTCACGCTGATCGAGAAGGGCATGGGCCTCCCGAAGGGCGCCAAGCAGGTCGTGGTGGCCGAGGTGGAGGTGGTGGACGTCCGGGTGGAGACGATGGCCGAGGTCACCTTCGCCGAGGTCCACCGGGAGGGCCTGCACCTCGAGGCGCTGGCTGCGCTCGCTGCTGGTGAGGCCAGCTCGATCGAGGAGTGGTTCGTGGCCTTCTGGCTGAAGGGTCACGGCTACGGCTGCCCCGTGCCCGCCCTGGCGCTGGGCGTGCCGTGCCGACGCATCGAGTGGCGCTACCTGGACGGTGCCCAGTGAGCGCCGCGGTCACGGTCACGAACTGGTTCGGCGCCGTGTTCTTCCACCTGGTGATCCCGGTGGTGATCGCGACAGCGATCACCGTGGAGCGCTGGCTCGATCGGAGGGGCCGATGACCGCGCCTCGCCTCACGGTGGCCCAGCGGTCCGCCATGGGCGTCGTGCAAGCACGTGGCTGGGCTGCGGTGTCGAACCGGACATCGGCCGACTCCGGGGTGATCGACTCCCGTGTTGCGGACCGGCTGATCAAGTTGGGGATGCTCGAGCAGCGCGGACGGGACCGGTGGGGCCGGACCACCGTCCGTGCAGCAAAGGGCCACCGGTGACCGTCTCGGCGTCGAGGTTGCGGGCACTCCAGGTGGTGCACCGTCACGGCACTGCGGCGGTGTCGAACACCACCGACCCGGACCGGGGCCAGATCCACCATGCGGTGGCTCATCGGCTGCTGGTCGAGGGGCTGATCGAACAGGTCGGGTTCAACCGGCACAACCAGGCCACGGTCCGCTTGACCGGTCACGGCCTCGAGGCGCTGGACGGACGGCGATGATCCGCGTCACCACGGTGCCCGCCACCCTCCCGGTCCCCGCGCAGGTTGCCGCCGAGCTCGCCGCCGCCGGCATCCAGATCTCCCCGCCGGCCCGCCGGCTCTTGGACCGTTCGATCCTGTGCCGTCTCTCGATGCGCCACGACCCGGACCGCCGCACCGCGCTGTGCCGTGACTGCGCCCTGCCGGCTGTCGGCCCGCTCCCCGCCGCCCCCTCTTCCCCGCCCACGCACCCGTGCGTCCTCCAGGAGGCCTGACCCGCTGTGTTCCGCCGTCCCGCGCCCCACCCGGCGCCGTCACCGAATCACACCCGGGTAGTTCGCTGCCGCCGGGCCCGGCCACCGTGGTGGCGGGCCCGTCGCCGCGGTGAGTGGGCGCTGATCGAGGGTCGCCGTGCCGTGTCCGAGCTGCTCGCTACGGGCCGGCCCCGAGGCGGGGTGGCCTGATGGCGTGGTTCCGCATCGATGACGGTTGGCTCCACCACCCCAAGTCCCGCCGCGCGGGCCGTGACGGCCGGGACCTGTGGGTGGCGTCCGGGACGATGTGCGCGAAGTACTCCACCGACGGGTGGGTCGAGGGCGCCCTGGCCCCCGACTACGCGACCGCCGGCGGCGTCACGAAGTGGAAGGCGGCCGCCAAGGCGCTCGTCACCGCCGGGCTGTGGCACACCGCCGACACCATCAAGCAGTGCCCGAAGTGCCGGGACCAGATCGCCGAGATCAACACCCAGCGCTCCAAGGACGGCGAGCCGCTCATCGCCATGGGCCCCGAGGACTTCTTCTTCCACGAGTGGTGGCTGTACCAGCAGCCCAAGAAGGCCAAGCAGTCCGCCTACGCCAAGCTGGCCGCCGACCGGATGCGGGCCCTGCACCGCAACACCGAGCTGTGCCGGGCGATCCAGATCCGTGACCGTGACCGCTGCCGGTACTGCTACGTCGAGGTCAACTGGAACGACCGGCGCTCGGCCACCCGCCCCACCTACGACCACGTCGACCCCCACGACTTCGACGGCCCCGACGGCGGCAACTCGCTCGACAAGGTCGTGGTCGCCTGCGCGACCTGCAACGGCCGCAAGGGCAAGCGCACCCCCGAGGAATGGGCCGCCGACCCCAAGGTTCCGGGCCACCTGCTCCGCCCCCCGTACCAGCCCCCCCAGGACGTGACGCCGGTCACAAAACCTGATCCAAAACCCAATCCCGATCTACCCCGACCGGCCGGTCCAGACCCCCAAAACCTGCCCCGACCGGCCGGTCCAGACCCCGAAAACCTGCCCGGACCCTCGCATGACGCGCGACTCGGGTCGGGGCGGGTCGGATCTGGTTCTGGGGCAGATCCGGGACTGGGTCGGGCCGGGACGGGCATGGCCGGGCTGGTGCGGGGCGGGACCGGGCCGGGCCTGGACGGTGCGGGCCTGGTCGGGTTCGGGCCGCCCGGGGCCGGGCCGGGACGGGAGCCGCCGACAGGCGGCACCACCAACCCACCATCCGACCGAACGACCGCTGCAGCCGATGACGCGGAGGACCTGAACCGATGACCCTGTTCGATGCCTGGGATCTGGCCACGGGCTGGCTGTCGGTCGCTGTCGCCAGCTCGAAGGACGAGGACCGTCCGGCCCTGCACCGCACCGTGGCGATCGAGGCGTTCCACGAGGGCGTGCGCCTCACGGCCACCGACAGCTACCTGCTGTTGACGGCGTGGGTCCCGAACCTGGATCACCCCGACGAGCCGCCCCCGCCGCTCGACGTGGCCCCGTACGGCACCACGGTGGCCATCGACCCGCACGGCCGGGCCCGCGGCCTGCTGGGCCACGCTCTGGGCCTGGCCCACGCCGCGGAGAAGGCCGACGACCCCGAGCCCGTCGAGGTGTCGCTGCAGCTCGGTGTGGTCGATGAGGTCGATGACCGGTCGATGCTGGCCGGGATGGAGGTGCCGTGGGTGGTGATCGAGCTGCCGGGCACCGAGCGGGTGAAGCTGCGCACCTACGAGGGCGAGTACCCGAACTGGCGTGGCCTGTTCGGGTCGGTGAAGCCGAAGCGGACCGCCGGTGTGGGCCTGTCGGCTGACCGGTTGGCGCAGCTGGCCAAGCTCACGAAGTACCACCCGGCCAAGGTGCTGCGCATGGCATTCGCCGGCGACGGCCACGCCGTGCACCTCGAGCTCCAGGACCGCCACATCGAGGGCCTGGCCATGACGGTGCGCACCGACATGGAGACCGGCGACCCGATCGGTGGTGACGAGTGAGCCAGTGGATCTCGATCGAGTCCCGCCGTCACCTGGCCCTGGGCGATCAGGAGCTGGTGCTGCAGTTCGTGGACGAGGTGGAGCAGGCCCGCCAGCTGGCCGCCCGGCTGCCGGCGGTGCTGCGGGTGATGCGTGACGACATGGCCGGCCACCCCAGGGCAGCGAGCACGGGCCGGGGTGATGGCCCGCCACCATGGTGCTGGGAGCACGAGCGGTCCACGCTGGAGTGCGACCGGGTCGGCCTGGTCTGTGCGGGCGAGGTGATCGCCGGCCCGTCCGACCCGACCGGCTCGGCGGCGGTGATCGGTGATCGTGCCGCCGAGAACATGCGGCTTCTGCGCCGGGAGGTCGAGCAGATCCAGCTGCTGCTGCACCGGGTGGTGAAGCTGTCGGCGCCCTACCCGACCGAGCACCTCGAGCGGGAGTTCGTCGAGGCGACGCCGGGTGACGAGTGGTGCCGGTCGTGCTGGCGCGACGACAAGCACTGCGAGCCGATCACCCGCAAGCCGAACGGCCGCCCGTTCTACGAGGGACTGTGCCGGTGGTGCGGGTCCTTCCGTGCCGAGCACGGCTGCAACCCGCCCATCGTGCTGCTGCAGCGACGCCACCGGGGCGAGCCGATCCGAGCAGCCATGGTCACGAAGGCGCTCAAGGAGCAGCGAGCCCGGGAAGCCAAGCCCAAGAAGGGCAAGCGGGCGTCGTGACGGTCGTGCTGCGGTGCGGCTGCCAGGTGCTAGCCCGTGACGAGTTCACCCTGACCACCCACCACGTCGACCGGGAGCCACGCAAGGATGACCTGCTCCGCTGGCTCACAGACGCCGGGGTCGCCGTCGACCGATGCCTTGCGGTCCGGCTGGGGGAAGGGCTCGTTGCGGCAGAGCTGGCCCACCGCCCGTTCCGGCGCTGCGGTGATCACGAGGCCACCTACGTTGCCGAGATCCTGGTGACGTCGCCGCCGCCGGTTTGGCCGGTGTTCCCCCGGTACATGCGCTGACCTGGGGTATCCACCACTTCGGTGCTCGGAGGGTACATACTTCATTTCGATGGGCCGTCCTGGTGATCCGGGGCGGCTCTTCTCGTTGCGGGGAGGTGGGTCGTGCTGGCTGCGTTCTCCCGCTGGTTGTTGGATCGGGTGGTGCCTCGTCGGGCGGTGCAGGCGGGGCCGTGTCGTCCGTTGGGTGGCCATCGTTCGTGGCGGCCGTAATGCCGTCTCGTCCTCGGCGTCCTCGGTCCCGGGAGTTGTACGACGCCGACCATGAGCGCCGCACTCGTGCGGCGATCGATGCGGAGCCGTGGTGCCATGCCCGAGGTGGTTGCCCGCACGCTGATGCGGGCACTCGGGCCAATCCGTTGACCGGTGATCATCCTTGGTCGCTGGCCAGCTTCGGTGGTGACGTCGATGCGTGGCGGTCTCAGCCTCGGGTGCCGCTGTGTCGGCGCTGCAACTCCTCGAAGGGCGGTTCGCCGCTGGTGGAGGGGGAGGGGCGGGCGAAAAGTTCGGGCCCGGGGCGGGGCGGCCAGGACCCGCCAGCGTTCCTCTCTCGCTGACGAAAGTCCGGACCCCGCGTACCCAAGGAGGCGGTGATGGGTGTTGCGGGCAAGGGCCGGCCGAAGAAGCCGACGGCCCTCCAGTTGGTGCAGGGCACCCGCAAGGATCGGATCAACCGGTCCGCTCCGATGCCTCACGAGGTGGAGGTCGTGCCGCCGGCGTGGCTGCGCCCTCGGGCGGTGGCCGAGTGGGATCGGTTGGCCCCGGACCTGATCGACCAGGGGGTGCTGACGGGCTGGGATGTGCAGGCGTTCGCTGAGTGGTGCGATGCGGTGGCCACCGTGGCTGAGGCGGCTGAGCAACTGGCGGCCGACGGGCACATGGTGGAGCGCCCGGTGTTCGACCGCAACGGCGCCAAGACCGGGTTTCGGGTGGTGCCGAACGAGTGGTTCTACATCCAGAAGGCGGCGCTCGAGGTGAGCGCGAAGAGGGCAGCGCGGTTCGGGCTGACGCCGGCGGAGCGGTCGGCGCTGCCGATCGACCGGGGAGGCGCTGGTGACGGCCAAGACCCGGAGCGGTTCTTCATCTGAGCCAAGGGCCAGGGCCCGGGCGAAGCGGGCGCCGCTGGATCCGGCGAAGCGGTGGCGGCCGGCTGACCGGCGGGGCCCGGTGTGCGGCTACGAGTTCGACGGGAAGGTCTGCAAGAAGAAGGGGGCTCACTACTGCGAGCCGAGGGCTGACCGGCCGGTGAAGTTCTGCGCCGAGGTGCTGCGCCACACGTCGGGGCCGTACGCCCGGCGGGCGTTCGTGCTGGAGCGGTGGCAGGAGATGGAGATCGTGCGGCCGCTCTTCGGGGAGGTCGTGTGGTCCGAGGACTGGTCGCGCTACGTGCGCCGGTACCGGATCGCCTACATCGTGATGGCCCGCAAGAACGGCAAGAGCGCGCTTGCCGCTGCTCTGGTGCTGTACCTGCTGGTCGCTGACGGTGAAGAGGCGGCCGAGGTGTACGGGGCGGCGAAGAACACCCGTCAGGCCGGCAAGGTGTACATGCCGGTGAAGCGGATGATGCAGCTGTCACCGCAGCTGACGGCCGCCCTGGACGAGAACAAGGCGGCCCGCCGGATCTACCACGAGGCCAGGGGCTCGTTCTACGAGGTGATCCCTGCTGATGCGCTCGGCGAGCTCGGCCACAACCCGCACGGGTTCGTGCTCGACGAGGTGCTCTCCCAGCCGAACCGGGACCTGTGGGACGCGATGCGTACCGCCACGGGTGCCCGGGCTCAGCCGCTGCTGATCGCCATCACCACCGAGACGAACCTCCCGGAGTCCTTCGGGGCGGATCTGATCGACGAGGCCGAACGGGTGCAGGAGGACCCGGCCAGGGCGGCGCACATCTTCGCCTGGGTCCGCAAGACCCCGATCGCCGCGGACCCGTTCGACGAGAAGACCTGGCCGATCGCCAACCCGGCGCTCGGGTCGTTCAAGTCGAAGTCCGAGATGCGGGCCATGGCCGAGGAGGCCCGCGAGGACCCGGTGAAGCTCGACGCGTTCATGCAGCTGCAGCTCAACATCCGCCGGTCCGTGGTGACCCGGTGGATGCCGCTGCCTCTGTGGGACCGTGCGGGCGGTGCCGTCAACGAGGCTGACCTGCGAGGCCGGGCCTGCTTCGCCGGCCTCGACCTCGCCTCGACCACCGACCTGGCGGCCTGGGTGCTGCGGTTCCCGCCGACTGGCACCGAGCCTGGTGCGGTGCTGTGGCGGTTCTGGACCCCTGAGGCCGAGCTCCGCACGCTCGACCGTCACACGAACAAGGCGGCGTCTCGGTGGGTGGCCGAGGGGTTCCTCACCGCCACCGAGGGCGACTGGATCGACTACGCTGGCGACCCCACCACCGGCCGGTCCGGTTCCGGGCTCGCCATCCACCCCCAGCTCGCTGCGGATGCTGCCCGATTCCGGATCGTCCGGGTCGGCTACGACTCGTGGCAGGCGGTGAACACGGCCCAGTTCCTCCAGCGGCTGCTCGGTGACGACGCGGTGCGCCCGGTGGCCCAGGGCTACGGGCTGTCCGAGCCGCTCAAGGAGCTCATGCGCCTGGTCCAGCACGACGCCGCAGCGGACTACGCCGACGACCTGCTCCTCGGCCATGGCGGCCACCCGGTGGCCCGCTGGAACGCTGACAGCGCCGAGGTCCGCCGGGACGACCAGGACCGCATCAAGTTGGTGAAGCCGGACCGGGCCAAGGTCGGCAAGCGGATCGACGGGCTGGCGGCCCTGGCCAACGCCATGAAGGTCGAGTTGGACCACATCGAGCAGCGACCCAAGGAGGTGAACCTGTGGTGAAGCGATCGATCTCCAGTCTGCGCCGAGCTTGGGTCACCGCCGTGCTGGCCGTGGCCACCTTGGCCATGGTGCCGGTGGCGCTGGCGTGGCGGGCCCGGGCCGAACTGCTCGAGCTCGCTGCGGCGGGTTGCCTGGCCTTCGCAGCTGCTGCCCACGTGGAGCGCGGGGCGTGGCTGGTGGCCGCTGCGGCGGCGGGGGCGAAGGCCACGGAGATCGCCCGGCGTGAGGCTCGTCGGTGACGGTCCTGTCCAGCTTGTTCGGGCGGCCGTCGCGCTCGATCGAGTCCGAGCCGCTCACCTCGGAGAACCTGGCTGCGTGGTTCAGCGGCGGCCGCCGCGCTGCCGGCGTGGCGGTCACTGAGCAGCGGGTGCTCGGCTTGCCGGCCTACTACCGGGCGCTGGCGGTGACCGCTGGCACGCTGGCCATGCTGCCGTTGCACACCTACCGCAGGGGCACCCGTGACCCGTTCGTGGTCCCGACGGTGCTGGCCCGACCGAACCCTCGCCAGACCCAGATCGAGTGGCGGACCACCTGCTACCTGCACGGCATCGCCTGGGGGGCGAGCTTCAACCGCAAGCTCCGCAACGGTGCGGGCCAGGTGGTGCAGGTGTGGCCGCTGCACCCGGGCCGCTGTCGGACCGTCGAGACCGACCTGACCGGCGACAACCCCGAGGGCCTGTTGTTCCTCGTCCGGGACAACAAGGGCGTCGAGCACCGCTACACGTCCCGCGACGTCCTCCACATCCCGTACCTGTCGATGGATGGCATCTCGGGGATTCGCCCGCTCGAGGTGTTCCGTCAGTCGTTGGGGATCTCGATCGCCACCGATGACTCCGCAGCGTCGTTCTTCGCCAACGGGTCCCGGCTGTCGGGGGTCCTGACCACCGAGGGGGAGCTGTCCAAGACGGGCGCGGATCGGCTGAAGGCGCGGTGGAGGGCGTTGACATCGGGCCCGGACCGCACTGGTGACGTGGCAGTCCTGGACTCGGGGGCGTCGTTCACGCCGGTGGCCATCCCTCCGGTGGACGCTCAGCTGTTGGAGTCTCGGAAGTGGTCGGTGTCGGACATCGCCCGCATGGTCGGGCTTCCGCCGCACCTGGTCGGCGACATCACCAACTCGACCAGCTGGGGGACCGGCATCGAGGAGCAGGTGCTGGGGTGGGTGAAGTTCACGCTCGGCAACTGGATCGAGCTGCACGAGCAGCGCTACGACCTGGAGCTCCTGCCGGAGATCGCCTACTGCAAGCACAAGCTCGAGGGGCTGCTGCGCGGTGACGCCAAGACCCGCGCCGCGTTCTACCACTCCGCGATCACCGACGGCTGGATGACCCGCAACGAGGTCCGCGACCTCGAAGACCGCGAACCCGCCGACGGCCTCGACGAGTACATCGTCCCGTCGAACATGACGCTCATCTCCGTCGACGGCGAGCTCGTGCCGCTCTCAGCCGCTGGCAACGCCGGCGACGCCTGAACCCGACCCCTGGAGGTCACCCATGTCTCGTGCCGTCCCTGACATGGCGCGCCGGTCGATCCCGATCGACACCGGCCGCCGCACCATCGACCTGCCCGTCGACGCCGCCGGCCACATCCGCCGGGTTGCGCCGCTCGACCAGCGGGCGGTCACACGAGCCGACGGCGACCCCGACGCGGCGATCGGCTTCAAGGGCCACGCCGCGGTGTTCAACACCCGCACCTGGATCGGATCGAAGCGGTGGGGGTTCTGGGAGGAGATCGCCCCCGGAGCCTTCACCAAGTCACTCGGCGAGTCCGACGTCCGGTTCCTCATCAACCACGACCCGAACCTGATCCTCGCCCGGATGGCCCACACGGCCAAGGACACGCTCGCCCTGGTCGAAGACGAGATCGGCCTGGCTGTCGACGCCGACATGGCGCCCACCAGCTACGGCCGGGACCTGGCGATCTCCCTCGAGCGCAGTGACGTCACCCAGATGTCGTTCGCGTTCGACATGATCGCCTACGAGTGGTCCTACCTCGCTGACGGCACCGAGCTGCTCCGCCACACCGAGGTGTCCCTGTGGGACGTCTCGCCGGTCACCTATCCCGCCTACGTCGAGACCGACGCCGGGCTCCGCATGGACGTGATGGCCGCGGCCCGCTCGGCGGGCTGGTCCGCTGTGGACCTCGATCTGTTGGCCCGCCAACTTGCGGACCCCACGCCCGACACGCTCGCCGCGCTCCAGGCGCTGGCGCGAGGCGTAGAGATCTCCCCGCCGGCTGAGACCACGGGGAACACCAGCGGCGCCAGCCGCTCCGAGGAAGCCAACGACCCGCCGGCTGAGACCACGGGCACCGACGACGACCTCGACCCCGGCGACCGCATCCGCGATCTCCGGTTCCAGACCCTCAGCCGTTCCTTCGAAAGGGGACAGTGACATGCCAACCGAACGAGACCTGCTCGACCGTCAGGCCAACCTGTGGTCGCAGATGCAGGAGATCCGCACCAAGGTCGACGCCGACGGGTGGACGCCCGAGCTGCGCGAGTCGTGGGAGAAGGCCGACGCCGACCTGGTGACGGTGATGGACGACGTCGACCGCGAGCTGCGCTCCAAGGAGCTCAACAAGCGCTTCGAGGCGATCGACCAGGACACCATCGTCATGGGCGGTGACGGCAACCCCGCCGGCGCCGGCGACGAGGCGAAGTACCGCAAGGCCTTCGAGCGGTTCATCCGTGGCGGTGTCGCCGACATGGATGCCGAGCAGCGCCAGCTGCTGCAGGCCAACCTCGACACCAGCCAGGAGGCCCGGGCGCTCGGCACCGGGGCCGGGTTCACCGGTGGCTACACCGTGAGCGAGGGCTTCTGGGCGAAGGTCACCGAGACCCAGAAGCTGTACTCGGGGGCCATCGAAGGCGCCGAGGTGATCACCACCGACACCGGCGCCACGCTCCCGTGGGCCACCAACGACGACACGTCGATGATGGGCTACCAGCTCGGCGAGAACGTCGAGGCCACCAACGAGGGCGACGTCGAGTTCGGCAAGAACCAGCTCGAGGCGTTCACCTTCGTGTCCGGTGTCCAGAAGGTGTCCTTCGCTCTGCTCCAGGACGCCTCGATCGACATCGAGGCGTTCGTGGGCCGCAAGATCGGCATCCGCCTCGGCCGGATCGGGAACCTGCGGGCCACCACCGGCAACGGCACCACCCAGCCCCAGGGCTACATGACCGGGCTCACCACCGGCCGCACCACCGACTCCGCCACCGCGATCACCTACAACGAGATCATCGACCTGGAGCACTCCGTCGACGCCGCCTACCGCGACCCGGCCCGCTGCAAGTTCAAGTTCAACGACCTGCTGTTCGCGTACCTCCGCAAGATCCGTGACGACTCCGGCGGTGCCGGCGTCGGCCGGCCGCTGTGGCAGCCCTCGGTCCAGGTCGGCGCCCCGTCGACGTTCAACGGCTACGGCTACGTGATCAACAACGACATGGACTCCACCGTCACCGCCTCCAAGAAGACCGTGGCCTTCGGTGACTGGTCCCAGGCGTTCGTGGTCCGCAAGGTCAAGGGCGCGTCGGTGATCCGCTTCGCCGAGAAGTTCGCCGACTCGCTGCAGGTCGGGTTCCTCACCTACGAGCGGTGGGACTCGCTCGTCCAGGACCCCTCCGCGGCGAAGGTCCTCACCCAGCACACCTGACCCGGCCGGGAGTCAGACCACAGCACCCGCCCCGCTGGGGCGGGTGCTGGAGCCTGACGCTCGACCCCGAGCACCAGACACCCTGAGGAGGGAAACCCACCATGTCACTCGTCTCCAACCAGGACATCGACGCCGGGGTGAGCATCGTCTCCACCCAGCTCCCGAACGTCCGCACCACCAGCGCCGACGGCACCACCGTCGACCGGTCCGGCTACACCCGGGCCATGTTCATCGCCCACCTGGGCACCATCACCGACGGGACGTTCGCGTTCGACCCCGAGGAGTCCGACAACGGCACCGACTGGTCGAACATCGCCGCATCGGACCTGTCCGGGGCGTTCGTGTCGGGCACCTCGGCCGCGGATGACCGCACCCAGAAGGTCGGCTACCTCGGCAGCAAGCGCTACCTGCGCTGCAACCTCACCGTGTCGGGCTCGCCGTCGACCGGCGGCGCCGTCGGTGTCTCCGTGCTGCTCGCCGGTGCCCGCCGGGTCACTCCCTGACCCAGGGCACCCCCCTCGTGTCTGGCCGGCCGTCTGAGGGGACCGGCCGGCCAGACACCCCACCACGGAAGGAACTCCACATGCTCGTCACCATGACCACCAACATCGGCGGCCACCGCAACGGTGAGCCCTGGCCGACCAAGGGCGGCACCATCGACCTGCCCGTCCCGGAGGCGCTCGACCTGATCGGCGCCGGCTACGCGGCAGCCGCCGACCCGGCCCAGGCGCTCGCCATCGTTCTCGGGGCCGCCCCCGACACCGCACCCACCAGCCCGGCCCCGTTCGATGTGGCCAAGGCGACCAAGCGCCAGCTGGCCGAACTGGCCGCCGACCGAGGTCTCGACGTCGACGTGAAGCTCCCCGTCAAGGAGCTGCGCCAGGCCGTGGCCACCGCACTGGAGGCAACCGCCGATGAGACCCACCCCACCGAACCCGACACCGACACCATCGGACCGGGCGACGGCACCTGGCCCGACCCGGGCAGCGGTGAAGAGGCCGTCGAGGTCGGCCTCGACGACCTCGACAAGGGGCAGCTCCTCGACCTCGCCGCGGACCTGAACGTCTCGGTCAACCCGGCCCTCGACGCCGAGGAGATCCGGGCCGTGCTCGCCGACGCCGGCGTGATGGGCCAGCTGGTCGTGGACGACCCGGACCTGCCGCCGGCTGAGCCACTCGAGGCCTGACCGGTGGCGCTGGTGGTGGGCAGCGATGCCCGGGTGATCTCCCCGCTGTTCACCGACCTGGACGAGGTGCCGGCCGCTGTCACCGGTGTCCCGACCGTGTCGGTGGTGTCGCTGCTCACCGGCGCCCTGGCTGCGCCGACCGCCACCGCCTACCCGGACATGACCGGCCTGTACCGGGCGACGCTCACCGCTGCGGTCCATCTGACCGAACCCGACGAGCTCACCCTCACCTGGGCGGGCACCGTCGACGGTGCGGCCCGGACGTTGACCTCGACGGCCGAGGTGGCCGGCGGGGTGTACGTCCCGACCGATGTGCTGGCCGGGCAGCGCACCGTGCCTGACACGACCGTCGGGCTCGACGTGGTGCGGGCGTGGCGCGACGTGTTCGAGTGGCTGGCCGAACGGGCCAGGGGCGTGGCTTACGTGCCCCGCCTGGCGGTGGAGGACCACCCGGTGACTGACCGGGGTGTGGTGTCGCTCGGCTGGGCGAGGCCCCGGGCCATCCGGGCGGTGTGGGTCGACGGTACCGCCGTCGACGCCGACGCCTACACGCTCGACGCCGGTGCCGGCACCGTGTCGGGCTCGTTCTGCTCACCGACCCGCATTGCCTACGAGCACGGCTACGACCGGCCCCCCGCGGCGCTGGTGGTGGCCGAACGGGACTACGTGCGGGCGAAGGTCCTCTCCGACACCAGCGACCAGCACCGCAACGTGATCTCCTTCACCGACCGGGTGTCCGGTGAGACCTACCGGTACGGGACCGCCGACTGGAAGGCCGGCCGCTGGACCGGGATGGAGTCGATCGACTCGCTGATCGCCTCGGTACCTGACGAGCGGATCCCGGGCGTCGGATGACCACCTACTCGGATCGGCCCGCTGTGCGCCGCCGGATCGTCGAGGTCCTCGCCGCCGCACCGGGCCTCGAGGCGGTGCAGGTCACCTACAGCTACCCGCAGGCCGCCACCCGCAACGAGGCGATCTGGACCGGCGGTGTCGAGGGCACTCAGGACCAGGTCGACTTCGGGACGCCCCGGCCGGGCCGTGACGACGAGTGGCAGCTCGGCCTGGCTGTGGCCGTGTCCGGCCGTGCTGATGAGCAGGCCGCTGATGCCCGCTGCCAGGAGCTCATCGCCGCCGTGTGCGAGGCGCTGTTCGCCGGTGACCGGCTCGGCACCGCCTGGAAGAACGTGGCATTGCGCCCCGGGAAGTTGGACGGCCCGAACGGTGGCCGCAACGCCCCCCACGAGCCGGCGTTCTCGGTGGCCGAGTTCGCCATCACCATCCACGTCCCGCTCCGGGGCGCCTGACCGCCAGGAGAACATGATGCGAGTCCGCTACACCGGCCCGGCCGGCTACACCTTCGAGCCGATCGGCGGAACCGACTTCCAGCCTCACCCGGGTGAGGTGCTGGACCTCGATGAGGACCTGGTGGCCACCCTCGGCGCCGACTTCGAACCCGTCGACACCCCGGCCGAGCAGCCGGTGGGGTTCGACCCGGCGACGGCCCGCAAGGCCGAGCTGCTCGCCTTCGTCGACGCCCATGGCCTCGGCGACGTGATCGACCGGTCCGCCACGGTGGCGGACCTGCGTGCGGCCGTGCTGGCCGCCATCGACGCCTCCGCACCCGCGGATGGTGACACCCCGACCGGCCAGGAGGGCTGAACATGGGTATCCAGGACAACTTCTGGACGATCGGCGAGGAGCTGGTGGCCTGGGGGACCAAGGCCGCCACGCTCACCCGCGGCATCGAGAACCAGACCGACGACACCACCCCGAACGTGGAGCACATGGAGTCCCGTGGCATGCGCCCCGCCACCGTGGCGACCCCGTCGGGCCGGTCGGTGGCGGTGCCCCGCGGCGGTCAGCACGTGATCACCGTGGACCTGATGTCCAAGTCGCTCGGTCTGCTGCTGGCCTCGGTCGCGTCCAACGTGGCCACGACCACCCCGTCCGGGGCCACGAACGCCCGGCTCCACACCTTCACCCCGAACACCACCGGGCCCGTGAAGTCCTTCACGATCCACTCCGGCCGCGCCGATGCGAGCGGCACCGTGAACCACCACGACGACTTGGGCTGCATGGCCGAGTCGCTGAACCTCGCCCTGTCGCCCAAGGGCCTCCCCAAGCTCAAGACCACCTTCAACTACAAGGCGCGTGACACCGCCGCCAGCAGCGTGACCCCGTCGTACCCGACCGGCGCCCACGTCTACACCGACATCGACTGCGTGGTGTCGATCGACGGGAACAGCGAGTGCCTGCGCTCGGCGGACTTCACGATCCCGACCGGCCTCGACATGGAGCGGTGGCGGATCTGCGCCGGCGGCCGCGAGAAGCCGGTGCTGAACACCCGGGTGAACCCGACCGGCACGCTGGCCCTCGACTACGACGGCGACACCTGGCATGACGCCTGGCTGGCCGGCACCGAGCTCGAGGACCTGGTGATCACCTTCACCGGTCCCGAGATCGAGACCGGGTTCGACTTCTTCTTCCGGGCGACGTTCCCGCTGATCCAGCTCACCGGGTCGTCCCCGAAGGTCGGCATCGACACCACCCCCGAGCAGCCGCTCCCGTTCAAGGTGCTCGACAACGGCACCGACCCGGCCTGGACCCTGGAGTACCAGACCTCCGACACCGCGTACTGACCCGGGCAGCGACGTCGGGTGGCTGACCCGCTCCTGGCCGTCGAGGCCGCCGGCCTCGACGAGCTGATCGCCGGGATCCGCTCCGCCCAGCGTGACCTCGGCCGCGAGCAGCGCCGAGCGAACAAGGACGTCGCCACCCAGGCGCAACGCTGGGCTCAGGACGCCGCACGAGGCGGTACCCGCCAGCAGCAGGCCATGGCCGGCGCCATCCAGGCACGAGCCACCCAGACCATCGCCCGCCTCGCGATCTCCCAGGCCGCCAGGTGGGCCCCGGCCAACCCGGCGTTCTGGGGGGCGATGCGCCACTTCGGCTGGTACGGCGGCTGGTACCGCAAGGAGCTCAACCCGCGGCGGGCGGCCGGGTTCGCCGACGGCCCGCCGCACGCCCCGACGTGGGTGGGTAACACGTGGGTCGCCGGCCGCAAGGGCGAAGGCCCGCACGCACTCAACGACGCGCTGGCCGCCCACGTCGACGACATCGAGGCCCTGTACCTCGACGCACACATGCGGGCCCTCAGGGCCGCGTTCCCAGGAGGACCTGAATGACCAGCACCATCACCGCCGTCATCGACGACGCCACCCACACCGTGGACCTGACCCGGGTCACCGGGCTCGACGCCGTCCAGTACCGGATGGAGACCGGCCAGGAGCTCGACCTCGCGGTGCTCGGTCTGCTCGAGCGCAGCGAGGTCGTGCTGCTCGCGGACCTCGCCGTCGTGAAGTGGCTGTGGGTCCGCCAGAACGTCGACCCGCTCGCCACCTTCGCGTTGGTGGCCGCCACCGTCACGCTGTTCCCTGCCGAGCCGGCCGACGAGCCGGCTCTCGTGGCCGAGAGCTGACCCGATGACGGGCCGCGCGCTCACGATCGACATCACGACCCGCGACCAGCAGACGCTGGCCGCGCTCAAGCGAATCCAGCGCGAGCTCGGTCAGCTCGACAAGTCGATCGAGACCACGGCCCGTCAGGGCGACAAGCTCGGCGCCTCAGCCGACGAGTACGCTCGCACGCTCGAACAGGCCAGGGAGATCGCCGGCGGCATCGTCCTGGGCGGCACCGTGGCCGTGCTTGGCGGGGCCACGGTGGCCGCCGGCAACCTTGCCGAGGCGCAGATCAGGGTCGACACGACCTTCAAGGAGTCGGCCGCGAGCGTGAACGCCTTCGCCGAGGGCGCCACCGATGCGCTCGGCTTGTCGAAGCGTGCGGCCCTCGACTCCGCAGCAGGGTTCGGCAACCTGTTCACCCAGCTCGGGCTGGCCGAGGGCCAGGCCGCTCAGATGTCCGCGACGATGGTCACCCTTGGTGCCGACTTCGCGGCGTACCGGGGTGCCAATCCCGAGGCCGTCATGGAGGCGCAGGCCGCGGCGTTCCGTGGTGAGTACGACGCGTTGCAGCGGTACATCCCCTCGATCACGGCTGCCACGATCGAGAAGCGGGCGCTGGCCGACACAGGAAAGACCAACGCCAAGGAGCTGACGGCCCAAGAGAGGGCGCTGGCGACCTACGCCATCATGGTGGAGTCGGCGGGTGACGCCGACGGCGCAGCCGCCCGGAGCAAGGACACCCTTCGCGGCTCCACGCAGCGGGCCCGGGCCGAGCTGGAGAACTCGGCCGCCACGATGGGCCAGTCCCTGGTGCCGATCGCCGCCGATGCTGCACAGGGTGTCGCTGCGCTGGCTGGAGCGTTCGGTGTCCTCCCTGGCCCGATGCAGGCCGGGATCGTCGGTGTCGGTGGCCTCGTGCTGGGCCTCGGGCTGCTGGGCCCCCGGCTCCGAGAAGGCGCGGAGATGATGCGCGCCGGGATCACTGTCGCTCGCCAGTTCGGCTCGGAGACGGCCACCACCGCCACCAAGGTCCAAGGTGCAGCGGTCGGCGTCGGCGCTCTCTCGGCCGCGCTGGTGGCGGGTGTGGCGGCCTGGCAGCAGTGGGGTGCTGCTGGGCGCGGTGCCGCTGGCGACTGGGTAGGCAAGTTCGATCAGGCCAACGGACGGACCGTCGAGGGCATGCGCCGCACGGCGGAGGAGAGCCGGGCGTGGGCGGCCGCCCTCGAGGAGTCACACGGCGCGGTGAACTACCTGCCGGACCTCGGCGACGTGCTCGACATCGACTACAACCGATCGGTCGATGAGGCGCGCTCGGCGGCCAACGAGAAGGCCGACGCGTTCGATGCTGCGGCGGCCCGGGTGGAGGAGGCGGCCCGGCGATCCGGGATGACCGTCACAGAGGCCGAGCAGGGCCTCGTTGCCCAGGGCATCGACCCGACGATCATGTCGACTGAGAAGCTGATAGAGGTACTCGGCCGACACGCCAACTCAGCGGCATCCACGGCCCAGGCGACCAACGAGCAAACCGCTGAACTGGATCGCCAGGCCGAGGCGGCGGACCGGGCCCGCTCGGCGGTCGATGCGTTCCGGTCTGCTGAGGAGGGCGTGGCGTCCGCCCAGGACGCGGTGGTGGCCGCCAAGGAGCAGGTGGTCGATGCCGAGCGGGGGGTGGCCGAGGCCCGTGAGAGCGTGGCGGACGCGGCCCGTGGGGTTCAGGACGCCGAGCGGGGCCTGGCCGAGGCCCGCCAGGGGGCCACCGAGGCGGCCCTGGATCTGGCTGAGGCCGAGCGGGAACAGCGCGACGGGTCCGACGAGCTGCGGTCCGCCCAGGAGGGCGTGGCGGATGCTGAGCGGGCGCTCGCTGAGGCGCAGGCGGAGAGCCTGGCCACCCAGGAGGCCCTGAACGACGCACGGGCGACCGCCACCGAGCGGCTCGAGGATCTGCGGCGGGCCGTTGAGGAGCTGCCCCTGGACGAGCGCGAGGCCCGCCTCCGGCTGGCCCAGGCCCAGGAACGCCAGGCCGAGCTCGACAGCGAGTCGACGGCGCTCGACCGGGAGGCCGCGGCGATCGCGGTGGCCCGCGCCGAGATCGCCCTGAGGGAGGCGCTCGAGGAGGCGGCCGAGCAACGGGCCGAGCTGGCCGAGCAGGAGGCCCTCGGTGTCGAGCAGTCACCCGAGGTGGTGGCGGCCAAGGACGCCATCACCGAGGCCGCCGAGCGCGAGAAGGACGCGCAGGGCCGCCTGACTGAGGCTCAGGCGGCGGTGGTCGAGGCCCAGGAGCAGATGACCGAACGGGTCGTTGAGGCTCAGCGGCGGGTGCAGGAGGCGAACGACAGGGTCCGTGAGGCCGCCGATCGGGTGCGTGACGCCAACGGCCAGGTGGTCGAGGCGCAGCAGCGGGTCATCGACCAGCAGGCCACGGTGGTCGAGGCCCGGGGCGCTGTCGAGGAGGCCGAGCGGGGCGTGACCGAGGCCCTGGCCGAGCAGGTCATCAAGCAGGGTGAGCTGAACGAGGCGATGGGCAACGCCAAGGGCGCCCTCGATGACCAGATCGTCAAGCTCCTCGAGTTCGCCGGCCAGATGGAACCGGGGTCACCGGTCCGGGCCCGGCTGGAGGAGATGGCCGCGGAGCTGAACGCGTTGACCGGCCGGCCGTGGACGATCGAGCTGCAGACCGCTCTGGTGGCCGTCTCTGACGCGCAGGGGGCGGCGCAGTCGCTGGTGGACCGGGTTGTGGCGGCGACGGGCGGCCGGGCGACGGGTGGCCGGATCGGCCGGGGTCAGCGGCGGGTGGTAGGTGAGCACGGCCTGGAGTTCGTGGAGGGCCCCGTCGATGTGCTGACTCCGGAGCAGGCGGTGGTGCGGGACCGTCAGGAGGCGGCGGTGGCGGAACGTGACCGGCGCAGGTCGGCAGCGGATCGGGGGAAGGTGGAGCAGACGTTCCACATCACGGTGCAGGAAGCGGCGGCGCCGTGGGTGACCGTTGACCTGATCGGCCGCCAGTTCGAGCGTGCCATGCGAACCACGGTGCCGACCTGATGCCGTCTCCGCTGACAGGCCCCTACCAGTTCGGGGTCGGCTCGCTGCTGGCCGGCGACGGGACCGCCAACCCTGAGGTGTCGCTGCTGAGCGTGTCGGGTCTCGGACCGGTGGTGCTCGGCCAGGTGGCGCCCCGGTCGTTCTCACCTGGCGCTGCGGTGGGCACTGACGTGTCAGGGGCCCGGGACATCGACCTCGAGGTGGAGATCTGGACCCCCGGCGACGACGAGGCCGCTGGGGCCTGGTGGGTGACGTTGACCACCGAGTTCGATGCGATGGAGACGGGCACCGGGTCGTTGTGGCTGTGGCTCCCGGGGATCGGCCACCGGGAGATCATCGGCCGCCCGAGGGGCACGTCCGACGACGGGCTGGTGTCGCTGCCCTACGGCTACGTCGCCATGACGTTGCGCTGGCTGTGCACGGCCGGGTCGCTCGGCGCCGACATCGAGGAGGAGCCCTGATGGCCCTGTTGGTCGCGTTCTACCGCGGCGGTGCCCAGCGGCTCAGCCCGACCACGTGGGCGGCGCGCACCGACGACGAGGTGCTGCTGATCGAGCACGGCACCGGCTGGACGTTCGACGCCAACGACACGTCCCTGACCGATCTGGCGTTGGGGACCACCGAGGCGACGGCGGTCGGCTACTCGCGGGCGGCGACGACCCCGGGAACGCCGGTGTGGTCCGCTGGCCGGTGGACGCTGCCGCTGTCGGCGATCGTGTGGCCGTCGTGCGGCGCCGCCGAGGACATCGCCGCGGTGGTCGGGTTCGAGTCGGGCGTCGATGATGCGGCGTCGGTGCCGCTGTGGGCCGTGTACGACTCGGGTGGCGCTCCGATCCTGACGTTGGACGGCACCGACCTGACCTTGACCCACGACCTCGGGTTGTCCTGATGGCCGTCTCGATCACGGGCCCGGCCGGCTCCCTCGAGCTCGGTGGTTCGGCGGCGCTCGGCACGGAGATCGCGTCAGCGGAGCTTGAGGTGTGGATCACCGAGTCGGGCAGCGGTGCCCGGGTGGCCCAGATCCCTGACGAGCACATCGTGTCGTGCCCCTGGTCCGAGACGATGGACGCGATCGGGTCGTCGACGGCCACCCTCACCGTCGACCACTACGGCAAGTTCCCGGATGACTCGTGGATCGCTGACGAGCTGATCCGGGTGGAGCGGGAGGTGCAGATCTCCTGGGCGGGCCGGGTGATGCACTGGGGTCCGGTCGTGTCGGTGAAACGCGAGCCGGGTGAGGCGACGATCGAGGCCACGGTGGCCGGCCCCGAGTACTGGCTGGGGTTGCGCCTGGTGGAGGGCGACGAGAGCACCTGGGGCCGCGAGCAGATCCGGGGCATCAGGACGTGGTCGCCGGCCCTGGACGTGTCGTCCACGGAGTTGGTGGCCCGGGGGTCGTTCTCCTATCGCACCTCGGAGTGGCGGTTCACCGCCGAGGTGTGGGTGGGTGGGTCGGTCCCCGATGACACGGTGGTGTTGCGGGCTTTCGCCAACCCGGGCGGTATGGACCCCCAGCAGGGCGACATGGTGTTCGCCCGGGACCTCACCCGTGACACGTGGACCACCGCTGTGATCCACACCACGTTCACGTCGACGTCGGGGGCCGGCGGGGCGCCTCGTACCTGGTACATGGGGGTGGGCGGTGGCTTGGCTGGCCCTGATGACGTGGTGGTGCGGGAGGTGTCGGCGCAGGTGTCGCCGACGTCGGTCGGGTTCGACGAGACCGAGACCGAGGTCGAGTTGGTGCCGGTGTGGGACACGTGGATGGAGGCGGTCGGTCGGATCTCGGATCTGGGGATCTCGGCGTGGATCGACGGCAGCATCGCCGGGGTGATGGAGGCGTCGTGGCGGCGCCCGGACGTGTCCGCTGCGGAGGCGGCCCGGCAGGTGGTCGACACCGGGTACGGCGAGTGCGACTTCGGGCTGACGCCGGCGACCCGGGTGTGCCGGTGCTGGGTGCTGCGCGGGGTCGAGCATGACCCGGAGGACCTGACCTTGACCGCTGCCGATGGCGGCCCGGTCACAGCGTGGGGCACCTTGACGTCAGGGCTCGACACCCCGATCACCGAGTGGGTGGTGGCCAACGACGAGGGGTTCACCGGGTCGTACCACGACACCACCCGTTTCGGTGGCCTGAAGCTGCAGGCCTACTCGGCTGCTCCGACCGGCACCGCAGCGAGCGCGCTGAAGGCCCGTGCGGAGCGGCTGGGGTACACGGCGGTGTCTGCCCTGTCCGAGGAGCTGACGGCGGAGGTTGAGATGAGCTTGGTGGCCTCGTTGTGGGTGGGGGACCGGGTGCAGGTCGTCATCGATGACGGCCCGACGCAGATCGATGGCCTGTGGAGGGTCCGTTCGAAGTCGGTGGACCCGGCGAAGGCCACGTTCACGGTCGGGTTGGCGCCGTGGGTGGAGCCGTGAGGGACCCGGTCGCTGCTGAGACGACGGCCCACGCCCGGCGGCTGTTGTCGTTGGAGCGGAGGCTGCGGGACCTCCGACTGGTCCGCTACTTGCACCAGCTCCTCGACGTCGACGTCACCTACGGCGACGGCCCCGACGACGTCCAGGACGGTGACGTGCTCACCTACGACGACGAAGCCAAGAAGTGGGTGGCTGCCGCCGGCGGCGCCGGCTCGCGCGGCTTCTCCACGATCTCCTACACCGGCCTGTGGACCAGCGGCGGTGTGTCGGACCTCGAGGTCGAGTGGAATCTGGCATCGGAGCCGGGGCTGGCGTTGTCTCCATCGTCGGGTGGGTCGCTGCTCGGCTCGGTGCAGGAGGGCGTGGAGGTCACCGCCCCCGGCATCTACATGGTGATCGCCACGGTGGCGGCGACGATGGGCGGCGGGTCGGGAACGCCGGGGGTGTCGATCCTGCACACGGGCGCGACCTCCGGGTGGACGATCGACGGTGACGCCGAGACGTGCCGTCCACCGATCCACGCAGCGGACACCGGCGACAACGCCGCTGGTGTGCCGCTGCTGTTGCCGCTGGATCCTGAGACACCGGTCGCCATCGACGTGGACCTGGGCGGCTGCACCGAGGTGCGCTGGCGCCTCCAGGTCGATTGGCGGCATGCCGCAGCGGTCGAGCCAGGAGCGTGTGGCGGCTGATGAACGTGAAGGGAACGAGCTGATGGTGACGGTGTCGATCGACCACGAGCTGCCCGGCGGTGCGCCGGCAGCGCGCATGGAAGTCCAGGTGGCGGCCAGGACAGGCCCGGCCGGCGTAGCGCTCGAGGACCTGGTCGTCGGTCAGACCCGACAACTGCAGCTCGATGCCGCCGGCCACGCGACCGTCGACCTCGACCCGGTCGATGTCGCTGACGAGCCCATCATCTGGCAGATCCGAGTCGGGAACGTGACCCGCCACCTCGACCTGTCCGCAGCCTCGGGCACGGTGTCGTGGGCCGACCCTTCGGTACTGGTGCTGGAGGGCCCGGCCCCCTCCGACTGGGTGCCGGTCCAGGGCCCCCAGGGTGAGCCCGGCGTGGTGGCCGCCTCCGGCCTGGCCGCGTACGACCCCGAGACCCAGACCGTCGACGTCCCCGCCGAGCCGCTACTGACCCTGCTCGCAGCGGGTGTGGCAGAGGCC